GATATTGACTCTTCAAAAGCGGTATAGAAGTTTATATCTTGTAATTCCACGTCGCTAAGAGGATAACCTAGTCTTCTAGCGCACCATACGGCTACTTTAGGGGCGTCCTTTTGGAAATTGGTATCTTTATCAAATATTCCGAAAGGCGTAGATCCAGATACTGCGCTACCACTTCCGGGCCAAATAGGTATGTGAACTGCCATCTGCTGTTTACAATAAATAGTATTAAAAAAGTCTTTTATTTCACTTTTTAATATACTTGTCTTATAAAGGATACAAGAACATACCTAACACCGGAAATTACAGGTCTTGCACCATGTCTATGTGTTATCTGTCCCGGATGTATTGTTAATTCACCCGTCTCTCCTTTAACTAATTTCTTTTGTTTTGAAAACCATGTACCTCCTCCTTCGTATTCATCATTCAAAGTAAGTACGGTAGAAAATGCAGAATCATCATGGTGTAGAGATAAGTGACCTTGATTTTCCGGTGTATATTTTATAATAAAGTTTTCAGAGCTAAATTTCTTCCATTTTTCTCCGGTAAGTACAAAATTAGATTTTACGAGGGGATATATGTAAGTATTTAAAAACATGTCATAAGCATCATGTAATTGAAATTCATTGATTAACATGTCATGCGTTGGATAATAATAATGTCTATCTTTTGTCCATTTTCCACATTCTTCTGCTAATCTTATAACTTCATTACAAAATTCTTTTTTAAATGCATGTAAATGTAAGACATCAGGTATAGGTTCATCTACAATTAAATCATATTCTTTATTCTTTAATGCAGGATTGATATACATGGATGACCATTTATCTACATCTTTTGTTAGATAGATGTTAGATGCAAATGAGTTACTAGATGTTTTACTTGTTTTTGCATTACTTGTTTGACTTACTATACATTCTTTTAAACTATATGCATTCATGTCTTGCCATATAAAGAATAAGTCTTTTCTTTCTGCGTTATCTGAATATGTACATGCTAAGAAGTCATCTACGGGTAAGATGTATTTTTCAAAGTTCTGTTCTAGTATTCTTTCTATGCCTAATTTTGATAACATGTAGGCATGAGATAGCCATGAGTATCCTGGAGATGTATATATGGAGTTTTGTATTTCATGATTCCCCGCCGATTTTTGCCTATCAAGATCAAGATACTGAGAATATCCCGGGGGAGGAACGTTTAAAGGATTTGGTATGTCTGAATCTTCTCCTAATTTTTGCCTACCGAGATACAAAAGGCCCCAATCATCTAAGTCAATTTTTTCAGCGGGGAACTCTCCATCTACTTTAAAATCATCTTCTAAAATTAAAATAGAATCATAATTTTTCTTTTTAGCATCTTTCCATATAGATACATGAGATAAAGCACATCCAATTTCCCCAGGTAATATATCCCGGTTATAATATGAATTACTATGATTATCTATTTTCCAATCCTTATACAAAGACCAATCAAAATCTACTTTAGGATTTCTACCATCTACAGCCTTAAACAAATGAAACTGACCCGGTATAATACCTAGCTTATTAAATTCCGCAGTGTATCTCATAATAGCTTCATCAGATACATCAAAAGTAATCACATAGACAGCATCTATTCTTAATTTATTTTCCATGACATTAATATTTAAAAATTCTTTGGCAATCTTTACAGGATCAAAAAAATCAGTTATATTATATTTAGTTGTATTACCATTAGGAAGTATTTTAAATTGGCTATTAGATGATATAGATGATAACCATGAATCAAACTCAATACAATGAAATACAGTTTCTTTCAATGCCGCTCTAAATCTCGTTATAGGAATCAATCCTAACATTTGCATTTCAACAGCAGCCACACAAAATGTTTCATCATAATTTGAAGGATATAACCAATAATGTTTAGTACTTGCAAAAGATATCAAATCATCTTTACTCATAGAGCCATGATAATATACATTTTTATAAGTGCTTGTAACATGAGAGAAATGCTTTTCATAGTATTCCTCTCCGTATTTTGGTGTTACTATGTATAAAGATGATTCCTGTCTATGATATAAAACTTGTCTCCAATGCATTAAAATTTCCGATAATCCTCTTTCTGCATGTGATATATAAATGTAAGAATCTTTAATCCTTGATTTATTTATTCTTGGCACATCTATACGTTTTACTGCATTGTATAACATGATAGAAGGTACGCCAAAAAAACGTTTCTCAAATTCTTCTTTATGGTATTTAGATACACAAATAACACTTTTGAACTTAGGGTGGCTAAATACTCTATCTTGTAAACTTGGAACATTTTCTCCCTTATAGTAATTATAGAAGAAGGGGTCTGTGTTATGTATCCAAAAATAAGATTTACCGTAACTATCCTCTGATATTAAATCTATGTAGTGAGTATAATTTAGAGCAATTAGAATATCCGACTGTACATTGTAGTCCTTTGTGTAAATAACGCCATTTAAAGCGTTCTCCTGCACTATCTCTCCCGTAATGAATACTGCGTGGCCTAATGATGCAAAAGCCTCTGCAAGGTTGCGTAAGGCCCATTCAGTGCCAGCGAAGTTCTCTCCGCTGGCATGAAATTCCGGGTAGTATCCAATATAAAACTTAATTGTCATAAACTACAGTGAGTTAGGATATAAATACTTGAATATATCGTCTAATGCTTCGTGTCTGTGATTAGTAGATAGTCTTACACAATTGACATATTTACTTTGGTCAACTATGGGTACTAACTTAATTGCAGATTGCTCTTTATTTTTTAAGTCTATCTGATTCTCGTCTCCTGTAAATATCATGATTGTGTTTTTACCTAGTCGGCTTATACACATGGAAAGTTGTTCTCTTGTTAAGTTCTGGAATTCATCTATAATACAAATAGCGTCGTCAAAAGTTCTACCTCTAAAGTGAGCTAAAGATACGAGTTCAACTGATTTGTCGCTGTATAATCTTTCTACTGCCGATTGCTTTGCGTATGCTTTAGATATGTTGTCTTTTATAGGGACTATCCAAGGCTCTAATTTCTCCTCAAATGTTCCGGGCAAAAATCCCATTTCTTCGGTAGCAACCATCGGTCGAGTAATGACTATCTTATTTATTTCTCTTCTAAAAAACTTATCGAGAGCTATCTGAGTTGCAAGTAGTGTTTTACCACTTCCGGGCTTCCCTAAGACAAAATTAACGGGGTGCATTAATATCTTGTCTTTAGCTTCTTTTTGGTCGTTCGATAATTGAATATCAAATTTTACCGGATTCTTCGGCAACCTCTTTTCTGTGTTTTCCGCCATGTAGTTTTTATAATAAATACGTTTTACAATTTAGTATTTGCTGATATAAGTCTCACCTTTTTTTACAGCAGGAGATCTTTTTAATTTTATATAAGGGTCATCAATGGTTTTATGAAGGTACAAATACTTAATGTTAGATAAAAAATTTTCGAGAGATGCCTTCTCATTTGATAATAGAGTTAATTTTTGATTTATATAAGCCTCCTTGTCTGGATTTTCTATCAATGCTTTTTCTAAATCATTAATTTTGTCATCAATCTTTTTTAAATCTTTAATTTTTCTGCTTACGTTTGTCATGCTTTTTATTTTTTAAAACAAAGTAGATACGGATTAAGTTTAGTTAAGGATTATTATATATCCAATTAGTCCATCCACTTCCCATGTTTACATAAATGCCAAAAGCGATGCTTAAGTACTTCAATTACTAAAGAGAAAAAGGTGTCTGCTTCATAGGTGCCTGCTATGCAGGTCATTGTAAATTTTGCTTTCATATTATTTTAGTTTAAATAAAAAAGGCGAGGCTTTTTTGAAGCCTCGCCAGTATATCAATAAATTATGAACACTTTATTATTATAAAGAATCTAATCCATGAACATAAATCTTTCCGTAGTATTCAGGACGAACCATTTTCTTGGCATACCTCGTCATGATACCTTTTCTTGGAGTGAAGTTCTCTGGATCATATACTAGAGGAGTCATAATTAACGGAATGTATGGTGCGTAAACAGCTCCTGTTTCTAGGAATTGAGCGCCTCTATAGCCCATTAACAATAAGTTCTCGGTCATATATGGATTCTTGTATACAGTAAATCTGCTATTTAACAAACCTACTTTCTGTACACCCATTGCAAATTTAGCTTGATCACCATTAGTGTCGGCCGCATATCCTGGGATTGATTCTAGGATAGTAGCAATAGTTGGAGATGTAACAATAAAGTTAGCACCACCTCTCATGGTTAATCGGTGAATTTCGTTGGATACCTTCTGCATTTTAGTTCCGATTGTTTGGAACCAAGTGCCTTGATTGTAGAATTGACCAGTTGTTGCCGCGTTTGAGAACGTAGCTGAACCAGGGTCGTAAGCAAATCCAATCTTAGCAGACCATCTTTCTACTGTTTGAGCTTCTGATACTAACATATCTAGAATTTCCAAATCAATTTCCTGAGAAATATATTCAGAAAGCATAGAAGTTAATTCAGCTTCTGCGTCAATAGAGTGATATGCGTTAAGATCCTGCGCGAATTCTGGTGTCCATTTAGCTTTTAGCTTACGTGTTTTAGACGTGATGGCCTCAGAGCGCATTTCCAAATTGATTTCTGGAATTGGTAAATCCTCTTTGTTACCTCCTGCTTGAGTTTTGCCCTCTTCGAAGTCACCTCTAGTAAGGTCAGTAGGTTGTTTGTGGTAGTTTACCTTTACGTTAGATATTGTAGTAGAACCAGATACAATAAATACGATTCTGTTATTAGTTAAGTCATAAGACGTAAACTGCTGGAATGTATCATTGATATTAGTTCCTGTTACTGTAAATGCTCTAACTCCTAGTGGATCAAATCCTGAAAGGGAGTCAGTAGATATAAATACTTTACGTAACTTCGTGTTGCTCTTGTAAGAGGCAGAGAAGTTAGTATCATAGTTTATATCAGAGGTCATGTTAACAGATCCCGTAAAGAATTTAGTAGAATTAATTCTATTGATACTACCTGTGAAAGCCAAAGTAGAACTTGAATAGTCATTAATAGAATAGCTAAATCTTCCTGCTCCGTAAAGACCTTGAGTACCCGCTGCACCACCTTTGTCTGAATCGGTAATACCGAATAGAGAGTCTTTTTGAGAATTTTTACCTTGATTGGCAAAGAATCCTGGCTGTGATGTGCCATACTTAAAGTCTAAGAAGAATACTAGACCCGAAGGTAAGTTCATTGGCTGGATACTAACAAAATCTTTAGCCGCAATAGAAGAGAAAATTCTTCGTACTAAAGGTAGTGCTACACCTGCCCATTCTTCCGAGTTAGAAGCAGTACCAGTTCTGTTAGCTTCTGTTACGATTTGACGAGCTTGATTTTCCAAAAGGACTGCTAAATGCGGTTTTTCTCTTTTTTCATCTAAGCCCTCAAGTAAACCAGTGGGTTCCCACTTGGTTATGTATTTCATCGCCTCCGCTTTTTGTGTCCTATTATAGTCATGCGGAAGCATGTGGTCTAAATTTCCCATATTTTTACTTAATTATACCTGCAAGTTCCTGTAATCTTGCACGTAGATTGTTTGATTCGTTTACAATATTTGATTTAGTAGCAGCAGAAGGAGCTGTACTGTTGGTTGGTTTTGAAGCAAAAGATTCGGTAATACTCTTAGATTTTTTACCTTTATTTGCATCTACACCTTCATGTACTTTAGCGTAAGTAGAATATAATAATTTAGCCTCCCTGATTGTTACTACACGCTCAAAGTTTTCTAAAATATCTTTCTTCTGATTTTCTGATAAAGCGTAGTTGCGGAAAAGTTTAGAAGTATAAAGTAATTTAGAATTCAACAGATTAACTTCTTGAAGCATTCCTTTGAGTTGATTTACAACTTCATAAGCCTCTTTTAATTCGTTTTCCATTTGTTTCATGTCTTTCTTTTCACCTTCTTCTTCTTCGTCATCACCTTCCTTGTCTCCGATAGCTTCTGAAAACATTGATTCTAGGGCGCTCATGACATCTTTACGGCTAAAATACTTAGGACCTTGAGGATCTTCTGTATCACTGTCGTAATTATCCACTTTGTTGTCTCCTGCACCAATGTTAGAAGATTTCAACTCTTCCTCTAGTTCGGCTAAAATTTCTTCTAAACTAGCTGATTCATTTTGGTCATCTTTCTCTTCTCCATCTTCTCCTTCTTCGTCATAAGCCTCTTTCATGTCATCTTCCTCTTCGTCAGTTTCTTTAGATTCCATGTTAGGCTTTTTCTTTTTTTGCGGCCAAGGTGGTTGTTCTCCATTTCCTTCTTCCATTTTTTTATCGTCCTTTTCTTCTTCGTCTTTATTTTCAAGAAGCGGAGATACTTTGTAAAAGATTGACTCTTCGAGAGTTGCTTTTGCGTTTTGCATAGCTGTATCTTTTATAGCTTTTGCATCGGCAATTGCGGATTTTAATAAATCGTTCATGTTACTATTTTGATTGTAAGACTATTGTAAATCTTAAATATATTTTCTAATTGTTTAATCTTATATTATACAAGATATTATTATCAATAAATATTATACATTTTTCCTAAAATGATATTTTTTATGTAAAACATGTATTTTTATTTAATTTTAAAGATATTTAACGTGTTTGAGGGAAATATTTGTATAATAATTCTCTGTCTTTGTAGCCTAAAACTTGCACTCCATTTTCGTGATTCTCTTTCACTTCTTTTAGTTTTTTTATATATGATACTAGTTCTCTTTTAGTGGTATTAGGTGATGCGATAAGAAGACTTAATCTTACTACTAATGATGTTTCTATTTCCGCTCTTCTACCTTTTCCATATATTCTAGTTTTATCGAAAGAAGATATAGCTACTATAGATTTCAACCATTTATCTCCTGTACTATTAAAAGAGGGTCGCTTATAATTAAATGAATCTCCTGTAAATTCTATACTGTCTATTCGAGATACATATAAAAATCTCCATCCGGGTCTATTTTCAGGATTTAAAGTATCTCCTTTTTTTAGCCAGGCTCTTAATGCTAGAGAATTTTGAGATATGCCTATTTTCGACGTTCCTAAAGCAACGGGTTCTATAATTCTAACTCCTGTAGCTAATTCTCCTGCATAATTTTTCGCGCCACTATACTTTACTTTTATAACTAATTTATTGTTTATCGCTATTTTTAAGTCCTTAGCTAAATTTCCGGTGGGTGTAAATAATATTTTAGAAACGGATTTAGCTTCTTTTTGAAATTTTATTATCTCGGAAATTTTTAATTCTTCGTCATCCTCCTCCTCTAGTTTTATAACATCTTGAAATCCTGTAAATTCCGAAACCCCTTCCGGAGCTGTTATTAATTTTTTTTCACCTGTTGTGTCTGCCTCAATTACTTTTGCTTCTTGAAATTTGGCCTTTTTATCGTAAATTATAAATCTGCTCTTATCTCCTTTATCTACATTTGAATAATACCCCTCAGAAGTTTCTGTTTTACCTATATATCTCCTATCTTGATTTGAACTTAATTTTTCGAAGGAGTCTTTATCAAATACTTTATCTATATCGTAAGAGAATAATAACAAATACTTCCTTACTTTTATTTTGTTTTTTTCTCCAGCTTTGTCTAATCTAGCTAAAAAGGTGTCTCTACTTATACCACTAGGAGTTGCTTTCTCTAGGAAGAATTTTCTAGTTTGTGGTACCGCTACTATTATTATTTTATTACTTTTTATTAGAGTTTCTGCATTTTTGTATAAATTATCTAAACTTTTTTCTACTCGTACATTTTTTTTATATGCTCCTTTTTTAGTATTTTTTAAAGCCGACTCAAATTCTCTTTTAGCTATTTCGGCTTCTTTCATAGATAACTTTGAATGCCGGTCGTTCATAGCCGCATTAACTTTCTTTGTTTTGTCATCACCCATAAACTTGCCTAGTAATTTGTCGGTAAAAACAAAATCAGGAGCAATGAAAATTATAGATGCCATTACAGTATTTTTGACATGTTCAGGATTTCGTCAGCTAATGTATCGACATTTACAAAATAACTTTTAGATTCTTTCATTACTACAGGTGACATGAATGCTCCTTGTGTAGATGGGTTAGATACAAAGTCAAAAGCTACCATTTCATAATCTTCTCCGACTTCATAGTAAGGTGCACCATTTCTAAGTCCAGCTTCCCTTAAAGTTCCAACTCCTCGGGAACTTATTCCTGCCGTGTGTCCCTTATCAAAATATTTCCTCAGTAAATTACCCTTTGGTGTCCAGTCTAAAATTTCAGCAATACCGTATATGTCATCTCCCTCCCACCAAATATCTGTAATTATATGAGATGCCTCGGATAGCCAGGTATCAGCTCTTTCCGGATGATCTAATTCTCCATAAGCTATACCCTCTTTTATTTTATCCTGATATTTTTTAACTTGCTCATCCATTAATTTTCGAGGGTACATTCTCTTATTATGATTTACGGAATCAGCTCTTTGTAATATTCCTTTAACTAACAATCCTCCGTTTTTGCCTTTGGATTCATTTAATACACAGCTAACAGGATTAAAAATAGATATGGAGTCTATTAGGAGTACTCTATTTTGTGCCATTATTTATATTTTTTAAGAATTCGTCTATAAAATTTATTACGGATTCTTGTTTTAAAAATGGAGTGGTTTTTTGTTTTTCTTTATCCCGCTCTATTTTATTGAAAGTTGTTTTCTTTATGAACTTGTAAGGTTTTTCCTTTGTCTCCGGTTTTCTCCTTTTGAATACTAGCGGAGTTCTCGGAGGGCCTTCACCACCATCCAGATTGCTTGTTACATTCATTTCAGTTTTAACTCCATCCTCATCGTCAATAGGTAAGTATTTGGAAGAAGATTCGGCGGGGCCACCCACTTTAAAACTTTTATTTAAAGACTCAAATAGGTATTTCATGAATGCTTCTTTATTATTTTTTATATTTTTCACTTTGCTATAACATTTACAAACTCATAGTATTTCATGATAACATGTATATGATCTTCTGTGATGTATTTTGCATTATTAACTTGATCTAAGACATCTATCATTTCATTTAATTTATTTGATGATGCTGTATTTTCAATCTTAGGAATAATGCTATTAATGGATTCTTTCAATCTATTTGTTTCAGATGTAATAAATGTTTTAAATTCATCTGATGAAGTCTCCATGTTTATATAATTGCCTAATAATGTTTTTTGCTCACTTAATAGACCATCATATTTATCATTATACTTTTCAATCATTATCTCAAATGCTGACAATCTTATATCTTCTGATTCTGTTAAGTATTCAGATGACATGGTATTAGATGGTTCTACATTACATATACATTCTATTAGATTTTGTTTATTTGAGACCATCACTGGAGGATTGTCTGATTGATTGTATTCGAATAATGTGTAAATGCTAGCATAGTTCTGATAGTTTTCTACTTTTATGTCAAAGAAAGAATCCCCGCCGAAATATGATGTAATGTCTTTGTATAATCTGTATTTCTCTTTATTTAATTTTTCTAGGTCTAAAGAGTTTCTAGCTTCTTTTATAGATTCAATTAATTCATTAGCGAGGTTAGGACTGTTTACTTTCTCTTTAGTTAACATTTGATAGAAAGTCAACTCCTGTCTAATCTCTGAATTGTTTGAAAAGTGTTTTTTTATAATTGAGGATATTTCATTTATCCCTTCTCCCTGTAATACATTGCTAGTCATTTTTTTCACTAACATTTCAAAAATCAATCCCGTATTTCGGTGCTTTTTGTGTTTTATTTTCTTCATTTTTTATAGTTGTGAATTTCTTATTAAAAGAAATTATTTTAAATAAATATTATAATGTTTATCTAAATCACTCTAAATCTAACAAGTTATTTTCACTTAGCAAATCGGTACCCGATGCTTTTTCATTTTCTTTAAATGATTTTTCGATAATTAGATTCTTATTTCCTATAGAACTATCAAATTGTCTCTTAAGAGAATTTACTAACTTTGATTCTAAATTGACAGGGTTCTCTCTTTTTCTTGCCTTTAAAGGGTCTCTTTCTCCTTCTAAATTCGATTTCATATCCCTATCTCCCATGGAATCTCTACCATTAACTGTATCGTCTTTTGTACCAAACGTACCAATTCTTTTAGGTCTTCCTCGATTATCTTCCTTGTCTGCAAATTCTAATTCTTCTCCATCATCAAATGATAGTGCGTCGACTTCATTTCCTTTGGATGCTAATTTTAATGACATCATATCATGTGGAGTACCAAAACTTTGACCTGATAATTTTGGATCATTACCTTCTGTTTCTATTTGAGAGTGTCTAAAGGTAGTCATCAAATCCTCAATAATCAATTCTTCCTCTGTTAATCTTTCTGATTCTGATAATTTGAACAAGTTCTCATGTATATATTTCCTAGAGAATAATTTAGAATCTTGCATTACTAGAGCTAAATTCATTTTCTCTGTCAATATTTCTACTTTCTGCCTTTCGTAAACTAAAGATGGATTATTTAAAGAAAGAGAAAAATCAATTAATTCCTCGTTTTTGTATCCTTGAGTATATAAGTGAATGATAGCAATCTTATTTAACTCTGATACAATTATTTTCTGTATTCTTTCTATAGTTCTAGCGAATCTAACGTCCTCGGCAGCAATCATAGACTTACCTTCTGTATCTTTATCATATCCCAAGAAAGGCTTAGGAATTTTTAAGGCAGCCATCATTCTATTTCTAACGTATTCAATATCATCCATAAAACCTTGATTGCCTAGACCTGGCAGTGTTGTTATTTCACTACTCGCATCCTTTCCCCTTACCGGTAGATAATAGTCCTCTAACATGTTCTGGAGATTAAACTTGAGGTTATAATCTCCTGTTTTTTCATCAACATAAGGGGTTTTCTTCATTGAAGATATAATAGTTGACATGTAGTTGTCTACTTCATTAGGCGGAATACTTCCCACATTTATCTTGAAAATTCTTCTCTCTGGGGCTCTCATTATTCTATGAATTAACATAGCGTCCTCCATCAAAGTTAGCATTTTGAAAATCTTTCTTGCAGGTTCTATTTGACTTCTTCCGTAAGGTAAAAAATTACTATCCGACAATAGTCTAAAATGTGCTACTTCATGATAATCTAATTCTTTATTTTTTCTTTCATCATTTCTATACACAATCGGACTCATTTGAGTAGTGTGTAATCCCTCGTATATAAATTTAACTTCATAAGGATTTTCCGGGTTTGTTCCTTCCATCCTTCTAACTTCATAGGCTGATAAGGGAATAACATTTTTTATACCAAGACCATCTTCTATATCTAAATACAAATAGAAATCTCCGTACTTACATAGAGATCTTGTCCAACTCCATAAGTTATAATCTATATTTAATATGTCGTAAAATAAATTATAGAGTATTTTTTTGATATTCTCATTTGGAGTACTAATATTTAACAAATCTCCCTCTACTGACATTACAGTACTTTCGTCTGCGTAAATATCTAATGCAGAGGCTATGATTGGATCTGTGTCCATGGCTTCATAATCAGTAAATATCTGTAACTTTGAAGAGTGAAAATTTATGGTGTTGTTGTTAGGAGAATACCCGTATTGCCTAGATGTATGTAAACCGGAGAATCTGTCCGCATAACCGACTTTATCTTTAGTACCTGCACCTTGTAGCCTAGAGGTATCAATAACTTTAATCCTATCTTTTCCTATTCTCCTAACAATCACTTGCGTAGAAAATAATCTCTTTAGTTTTGCTTGTATTGAATTATCCATTTTTTTATTTTATAAGCCAAGTTAGACTCTCTGATTCATTGTTTCTAGTTTTCATAGACCAAGAATCATGCATTTTATTAGCGTTACTTGGAGTGTATATAGTTTTTGTTGTGTTATTTAGTAAAGATCTAGAAAAACTTAAACCTAAAGTTTTCATTTTTAACGAAGTGTCCCTAACCCAAAGTCCGATAGCAAAAGACATAACTAGGTCGTCGTTGTATCCATCTCTAGCTTCTGCTTTATGATCTTTCCAAACAAAAGTAAATAATTCCTGTATTAATCTCTTGCTATATACTATTGGAGATTTCTCTCTATAATATGTCTCTAGTTTAGAAATCATTACGGGTCTTGTTTTAGTAGATGTAGTAAATCCCGGAACCATGTTGTCCTTAAGTAAATAGTCTTGATTTATGTTAATATGCACATCAGGGTCTACAAAAGGGTCATTCCTGAAAGTATAATATAGATTTTGATATCCCAAATCTATAATAGTTTGTAGCACTGCCCAACCAACATACGCATTTTCAATAGCAAGTAAAGCTCCATTATATTCAGAAGCTATACTCATTAACAAATGTCCAAATTCGGTGGTGCCAATCATACTCTTAAATTCAGCAACTTGTTCTAACGTCTCTATATTTAAAACATGAAAAGCAGAAAAGTCAGAAGAATCTCCCCTAGATACATCCGCACATACGACGTAAGTACAATCACTTTCCGGATACTTCCATACCCATAAATCCCCAGTCTCACCTCTTTTTTCTATTGGGTCTTTTACGCAATTATTCTCATACCATACTAAAATACTACCATCAACCACAGTATGTCCAGATGTTAAGAAGTCGCCATCACATTCCTGAGCCGCTGCCTTTTCTCCTAATAAAATATCTTGCTCCTTTCGCCACTTCCAATCCCTTTCCGGATGGACAGTCCATGGTAAAAATACGGAAGTAAAATCTCCTCCATTTAAAGATTCCTGCCAAATTCTATGAAACAAATTACCTACTCCATTAGGTGTCGATAGCAATATACAACTACCACCCGTAGCTAATGTAGATTGTGCAGCTGTCCAAATTTCTTCTGAATTAGAAATGTGAGCTGCTTCATCTATAACTAATAAAGACAATGCCTCGGATCTTGCGGAATCAGGACTTGATGATACGGCTTTAACACTAGACCCATTATTTTTAAATCTAAGCATCATTTTATTGTCCTCCAATGTCTCTTGTTTTAGCCATGAAGGTAAAAAATCATGCATTAATCTAATTTTATGAACTAAGTTTTTTGCTACATCTTGCTTGGTCGCAATGATAAGAACTTTGTATCCACTGTTAAATATCATACTATGCAAAATGAATGCAGCTGATAATGTAGATATTCCTAACTGCCTTCCTTTGTTTATGATGATGTACCTTTCCTTGTGCATCTTTTCCAATGTAGTCTCTTGAAATGGGTAGAGACCAAATAATATACGTCCTTTTGTAGGGTGCTCTATTTTGCAGTACTTTTTAGTGAAATAAGTTGAGTCTTTTGCACACTTTTTATACTCCTGAGCTATTGCTAGTTTTACTTTATTTGTTGACATCTATATTTAAATCTTCTTCTTTTATATTATATGTTCCCATAATATCATCTTTCAAATTATTAAAATCTGTCCTAATTTTTTCCAAAAATGATTCTTTATTTTCAATTGACCATTTTTCAATAGATCCATCTGCATGAGAATATCCCATGTTATCAAATGATCTTAATAAAACTTCTACTTCTTTAGATGCTTCTTTTAGAAATGATACTGCATTTTCTTTCTTTTTATCATGAACATAAGTATCAAATTTTCCATTTAGCTTCAATTCCGCTTCATATTTTATTGTACATTCCAAACATCTTCCTGTCTTTTTTCCTAATTTATAATCTGCTTGACCGAAAAGTTTGCTATCACATGTATCTAAGCAATTAGGAAATTTACTTATACTATCTAATTCCTTTAGTATTTCCCTAACACCTTTAGATCTTTTTACTTTATATCCATCTCTTTGTTCCCATTCCGTTACATGACCCATAGGTGAAACGTCTTCCCATATATCTCCTACTTTTCTTATTTCGGAATCCTCCTTCTTTCGATATCCTATAGTTGTTCTATTCTGGGTTTTGTGTTCTCCTATTAGAAGTTTTTTTACTGCTTCTACATTTCTTAGTTTACTCATGATTTTCTCCTTTTTCTAATTTTGTAACTCTTCTAGTTAAATCCTTTATTAAATCATATAATTCCTGTATAGCTTTTAGATTATACACCGAAAGTTTATCATAGTTGACAGCTAGAACTCCTTTTTGTCCTTCTATCTTAAACTCCTTTAATAGACCTGTTTTAAGTCCATCGGTTATATCTTGAGCTATAATACCTACTTCTTTGCCATCTAAATTAGAAGGAATCCTATGAGATGAAGATGTTTTATTTACTTCTAAAATAACACCTTTCATTTCATCTGTATTCCAATTATAATTAACAGGTTTTATGCTATATAGTTGTTCTAATACAGGATCTATTTCTTCTATATCTTTTTTTAGCCTTCTGTCTGAAAAGGCTGCAAAAGGACCTCCTATACCTCTCTCTCCTTTTTGTCCTTTTTGACCCTTTGGGCCGGTAGGGCCCGTTCCTCCTGTACTTCCTGTAGGTCCTGTGGGTCCAATGTCTCCTTGTGGGCCTCTGGCTCCCGTAGGGCCTGTAAGTCCCATGAATCCTTGTGGTCCTGGATTACCAGAAGGTCCCGTAGAGCCTTGATTTCCCTGTGGTCCAGTATTGCCTTTAGGGCCTGGGATAAAACTATTATTTCCGGGTTGGCCTATCTCTCCTTTTTGTCCTTTAGGTCCGTTATTTCCTGTGTTGCCTTGAGGGCCAATTCCACCCTGAGTGCCGGTGCCGGTAGGTCCTTGATTACCCTGTGGTCCCGGCCCACCTGAGGAACCTATCTCTCCTTTTTGTCCTTTAGATCCGTTATTCCCTGTGTTGCCTTGCGGTCCTGGTCCTCCGGGAGTGCCGGTGCCGGTAGGTCCTTGATTACCTTGCGGTCCTGGTCCTCCGGGAGTGCCTGTGCCGGTAGGTCCTTGATTACCTTGCGGTCCCTGTCTCCCCTGAAAACCTTGGAAACCTTGTGTACCTACAGTGCCTTGAATCCCCTGTAGTCCGGTTGGCCCTTGATTACCTTGAAAACCAGTTATACCCTGTGGTCCTTGATTACCCTGCGGTCCTGGTACGCCTGGAGTGCCTGTGCCGGTAGATCCTTGATTTCCCTGTGGTCCCGCTACAGAACTTGGATTACCTGTAATACCTTGGCTTCCCTGTATACCCTGTGGTCCCTGATTACCTTGGAAACCGGTTATACCCTTTGGTCCTTTTTCTCCACCTCCCGCTATGGCTACAAATCCCTTAAAGCATTCTCCAAAAGTTATTTCAATTGTATTTTCATCTATAGAAGCGTAATTTTCAGGTATTACCGATTTACCATCATTAGAGTAAATTGTAAATACAGGATACAAAATTCCTGTACCGTGATTAACGGTAATTACATTACAGCTATCTAAAGAACCTGTGAATACAGTGTTTCCTAGTTCACCTTTAAGTCCCTTATCACCTTCTAAACCAGTAGGTCCCTGATTACCTTGGAAGCCTATTATACCCTGTGGTCCTTGATTGCCTTGCGGTCCCTGTCTCCCCTGAAAACCTTGGAAACCTTGTGTACCTACTGTACCTTGGATTCCCTGTAGACCAGTAGGTCCCTGATTACCTTGAGCTCCGGTAGTACCTTGTATCCCTTGTGGTCCTTGATTACCCTGATTACCCTGTATACCCTGTGGTCCTTGATTACCTTGGTTTCCCTGTATACCTTGAGGTCCTTGATTACCTTGCGGTCCCTGTATCCCTTGTGGTCCCTGATTACCTTGGAAACCTATTATACCTTGAGGTCCTTGATTACCCTGTGACCCCTGTAGTCCAGTAGGTCCCTGATTGCCTTGGAAACCTATTATACCTTGAGGTCCTTGATTACCCTGTGACCCCTGTAGTCCAGTAGGTCCCTGATTGCCTTGGAAACCTATTATACCTTGTGGTCCTTGATTTCCTTGTGGTCCTTGATTACCTTGGAAACCTATTATACCTTGAGGTCCTTGATTACCCTGTGACCCCTGTAGTCCAGTAGGTCCCTGATTACCTTGGAAGCCTATAATACCTTGTGGTCCTTGATTTCCCTGTGGTCCTTGATTACCTTGGAAACCTATTATACCTTGAGGTCCTTGATTACCCTGTGACCCCTGTAGTCCAGTAGGTCCCTGATTACCTTGGAAGCCTATAATACCTTGTGGTCCTTGATTTCCCTGTGGTCCTTGATTACCTTGGAAACCTATTATACCTTGAGGTCCTTGATTTCCTTGTGGTCCTTGATTACCTTGGAAACCTATTATACCTTGAGGTCCTTGATTTCCTTGTGGTCCTTGATTACCCTGTGGTCCTTGTCTTCCCTGAAAACCTTGTGTACCTACAGTACCTTGGATTCCCTGTAGTCCGGTAGGTCCCTGATTACCTTGGAAGCCTATAATACCTT